TAGATACCAAATTGCAGCTAACAACCCAACAACAGATGGTGGTGGTAATGCACTTGCTGCTGGAGACTTATATTTTAACACATCTGCAAACGAACTTAAAATTTATAATGGTAGTGCTTGGCAAGCTGGTGTTACAGCTACAGGTAACTTTGCACTAACAACTGGTAATACATTTACTGGTAATAATATATTTACTGCTCATACTACTCATAACGACAACGTAAAAGCTATATTTGGTACAAGTTCTGATGGTTTAGAGATATTTCATAATGGTGGTAACTCAATAATTGACGATACTGGTACAGGTGATTTGTTTCTTCAAAGAAATGGGTCAAATAAAATAAGGCTCGCTCAAACTGGTGTTCAAATATATGGAAACTTAGCTATATCTGGTAACGTAGATGGTCGTGACGTAGCTGCTGATGGTACTAAGTTAGACGGTATTGAAACTGCAGCCACCGCAGATCAAACAGCAAGTGAGATTGTAGCTCTTGTAGCAGATCAAACTATTGCGCCTTCCACTATTGATATGGAAGATGATGAATTTATAAAATTAGGGGCTAGTGATGATTTTGAAATATTCCACCAAGCATCAAACGGTAATTCAATAATAAGAGAAACAGGTGGAGGAAATTTAAGCCTCCAAACTAATGGAACAAATATAAATTTTTATGACAGTGCTAATGCCGCAACATTGGCAAGTTTTCTTACTGGTGGAGCAGCGAATTTATACCATAGTGGCACGAAGCGATTTGAAACCACTTCTGGAGGAGCAACAGTTCATGGAGTATTAAACGTCACATCTCATTTAGATATGAATGATGATGACAAAATAAAACTTGGAGATGATGATGACCTACAAATTTATCATGACGGATCAAGCTCATTTATAGATAATTCGGGAACTGGTATTTTTTATATACGAGGTAATGGTTCAAACTCATTCCGACTAAGAGCAAATCCTACTGAAGATTCAATCATATGTAATCCTAATGCAGCAGTTCAACTTTATCACGACAACAGTAAAAAGTTTGAAACTACAAGTTACGGTGCAGAGTTTTTTGGAGATCTTGGAGTAAATAGAATTACTGGTGGTTATACATTTAGAACAGTAGCTGGTGGTGATGAAAGGGCTGGTATTCATTCAGATGCTAGTAATGATTTAATTTTCAAAGCTGGTGCGCCTAACGAAGTTGGGAGATTCTCTGCCTCTACTGGAAGATTTGGTATCGGTACAACAAGTCCATCTGCTCCTCTTCACGTAGTATCAGATGCCAACAATATGATGCAGTTAGTATCTACTGATAGATACTCAACCATGTATTTAGTAGATAGTGTTGGTAGTACTTTTATACAGTGTGATTCTGGAGTACTAAGATTTGGTGGTGGCGGTGGTGCTGGTGCTGCTGGTGGTGAGTCGGAATTTATGCGTATTGGTTCAACTGGTCTAGTTGGAATCGGGACAAATTCACCACAGAGTGATCTACACATAGAAAGTGCAACACCCGCACTTAGACTTAGTGACAGTGGTAATAGTTCAGCATATTGTTTGTTTGATGGTAATGGAGCTAACTTAAATATTCATGCTGATAAAGGTAATACAGTTGCTAATAGCACAATTGGTTTTGGTGTAGATAACACTATACAGTTTACAGTTGACACACAAGGTGCTTTATTTGCTGACAATAAAAAACTAAGATTTGGTGGTGGTTCAGATTTACAAATTTACCACAGTGGAAGTCATGGTTCTATTAATAATCAAGAAGGTAATTTATACATTCAAAATAATGTAGGTGGTGATGAAGGTGGTGATATTCACATCAGAGCAAAAGTTGGAGAAAACTCTATATCTTGCCAAGATGATGGGCCCGTATTGTTATATTACGATAACGGACTAATATTTGAAACACTGGTTGATGGTGCTAGGATAACTGGTACATCTGGATCAACAAAGTTAGATATAAAAGCTAACAATGACCAGAACGTCAATCTTAATATGTCTTGTGATAATGCAGATGATAATGGTGATACTTGGAGATTACAGGTTGTAGCTGCGAGCCAGAGATTCAATATAATGAACAATACTTCTGGTACACAAGCAGCAAAATTCTCAGTAGATACTAACGGTGATACACATGTACACGCTGGAAATCTAAAAATAGGAACTTCTGGAAAGGGTATTGACTTTAGTGCAACCAATGACGGTGGTAATGGTACAGGTCGTTCAGAAGTTTTGGACGATTATGAAGAAGGTTCGTGGACGTTTGGTTTAACAGGTGGCGGTGGAAGTGAAAACTTTAGTTCAGCTGCAAGATATACCAAAATTGGTAGAATGGTACATTTAAGTTGGTCTCGAAATGTTTCAAGAGGTAATGTAGGTAATAATGGAGATATGGTTGTAAATACAAGTAATTTCTCTTTACCATTTACTCCAATTGCTGGAACAAGAGTTGCTTATAATTTTCCACATAGAAATACTAACTGGGCAGGTGAAGTAGATGGAAAAGGGCTTGTTTTTGAACTTTATAATTCCACTTTGCATTTAGGTATTGCAGGTGATTCTAATAGTTACAACTCACCAATTCAGCAAAATGCCACAATTGCAAGTAGTGCTGCTACTTCTATTCCTATGTCACTAAGTTTAACTTATTACACAGATGCTTAGACCGAGCTACGTCTTAAAACTAAGCCTAAAACTGTTTTAATCGGAGATTAATCCTAATGGCACTTACAGAGTCAATAGAATACGACAAGATAGAAGTTGTCGGCCCATATAAAGTGGTGCAAGTACGTCAAGCTACAATTATTAAAAAAGATGGCGTTGAATTAACAAGAACATTTCATAGATATATATTAGAAGCTGGTAGGTTAGATGCTTCAGACAATTTGATTGATACTGACATATCAGCACAACCAGCAGAAGTACAAGCAATTTGTAACGCAGTCTGGACAACTGATGTAAAAAATGCTGTAAAAGCTAATTTAATCGCACAAAACACCGAATACTAAAATGACAAGACCAACCACTGAAGAATTAAAAAAATCACTTGAACAGCTTGTAAAAACACATAATGAAGCTGTTACAACACAAAAAAATTGTAAAGAAGCTATTATAGCTACACAAGCAGTTTTAAAAGACAGGGAATTAGAAAATGGAAATACCGACATTAGTGCTCCCGAAAGCTCCAAAGTTGGAGAAAATGACACTGGAGATTCCAACAGCTAATATACCTTACTATAAACCAATGGTGGTTCCTCCTAGTGATTTGAGGCCACCTAATGGTATTAAAACTAAGACAACTGAAACTACCGAACAACCAACAGCACCAACTTTTAACTTACCTGTGTTTGATATTGAGATGCCATTACCTACTACAGAAGTAGTAATGACTGCAACTTATGCAGCAGTATCAGCAGTAGCGGTAACAACCTTTGCTCAACCTTTGTTTAATTTTATTAAAAAACAAATACAAAAAAGGTTACAAAATAAAATTGATAAATGGAAGAAGAAAAAGTTATTAAAGGACAACCCAAAAGTTTCCTAAAAAAATTAAAAGAAAATGTAGACGACCATGAAGAACAGATGGCAGTACTTGGAGCAGCAGTGCGTCTTGGAGTTGTCATTTGGAGTGGATTTATCATTACCTTAAGTTATGTTGAACTACCTATGATTAAAAAGTCAGCTACAGCAGGCGATATCACGTTCGTAGCCTCAATTTTTACAGGGGCACTAGCTACTTTCGGGTTGTCTACGGGTAATGGTAAGAAAAACGGTAACGGAACTACAACAACAAAACCAAAACAATGAAGAAATGGATTCTTCTCTTAGCACTGGTCGCACCTGCAGTAGCAAGAGCCAACACAATTACTCCCCAGTTTACTCAGGGCAGTATGAACTCAACGACCACAACCACTCAAACAATACAAGAAACCATATCTCAAGAAGTATATGGAGCCGAGGTAAAAACTTGGTCTGGAACAAATGTAACTGCATCTGGAGATATAGCAGATTCAGCAACAACCTTCAGTATTACAACTCCAGGAGCCGACTTTCAGTTAGAAATAACAGAAAGAGCAGCTGGTTTAATAGAAACAATAGACACAGTAAGAGACATAACAACAGACTCTACTACTACTTCTTACTCAGTATTCTCACAGTAAACCCAGCGTTTGCTGAAACTAAACCAGAGACTAATAATGTAAGCAACCCAGTAGCTGCTGCAACGGGAAATGTTACAAATCAGGCTGTGCAATTTCAGAACAATGGTGCACCGTCTCGTCAACAATATGGTGGTAATATAAGCTGTAATGGATCTACTATGACTTTCTCACCTTTCTATATGGGTAATCATACAAAACCGTGGGAAATGAATGAAGATTTAGGTATGAATCCTAGCAGTTATACATTATCTGAAAACTGGGGGTTTCAAGTTAATTTTATGATTCCTCTAGATAAACGTGGTTTAGAACAATGCCGACAAATGGCTGCAAGACAAGAAGAAAAGATGAGGCTCGACTATGAGCTTACCCGTGCTCTTAAATGTGCACAATTACAAAAATCAGGTTTTACGTTATTAGATAAATCTCGTGTTTATAACATGTGTTCTGACGTAGTACCTATTAATCCAAAACAATCGGAGAAAGAAGATGTTAGCACTACTAAAACCAATAGTTTTAACCTTTTTAAAAGGTGACAAATTTAAACTATTTGTAATTGACCTTTTAGAAAAGTTATCCAAAGAAAGCGATAATGACCTTGATGACAAGGCAGTAGAATTTATTAAACGAGGATTAAAAGTTGAGTAAAGTTAGCAGAGCTGGAGAGTCACAGTTTAACGAGTTACATAATCTCGTCACCGAAG